AAAGGTATATCCGCAACAGCTCTAGCTCCACCTACAAAAGTTGGTAAAGGAGAATATTCATATAAAAATTTTAATGAATTAACTAAAAATCTTGGAAAAGGAATTGCAAGAGAAAGTGTAAATGGAATTTTATTTACGAAATCAACAAATGCTTTACCTATGCCTTTTTCAGGAGTTGCTGCATAAGTTAATTCTAAAGCATGATCTACAGCAGCAGCTATATCTTGTTTTCTCAATCTATTTATTAAATTTTTATTTTGAACTAATTCAGCTAAAGTTCTACCACCATATATGCTTTTATTATTTCTAACGATTGCATCTAATGAAGATAAAAATACAGCTCTCCTAACAATAAATTCTTGAAATTTATTTAAAAAATTTAAAAAATCAGCACCTTTTTTTGCAACATTTAATGGAGAAAATTTTTTTAATTTATTTATTCCTCCTGCATTAATATTTGCATTAAGAACATCAGAACTATATCTTAAAAATAAACGATCATATTCTTTTGGTAATGAAGCTAATATTTTATTAACATCAGTTTTTATTTTTTTGTGTCTTAAAGGACTAATTTGTCTAATTATATTTAAAAAACCTTGCATAGCTGTTACAGGGTTTGCTGGTCTTGCTAAAGTTTTACCACTTAATTTTTGCCATAATTGATCTGCACCATATTGAAATGATTGATTTAAAACATCTATTCCAACTCTACCAGTTTGAGATATAAAATTTCTCATAGCAGTTGACCACCTTCCAACCATAGCTGCTTTACGAACACCATCAAGTTCTTTCATAGTTCCATTTAATAAATCAGTTGCATCAATGCCTTGAGCATTTAATTCATCAACTAAATTTTTAGAAACTTTTCCATCTTTTAAAAATTTACCATAGGCTTTAGATAGTTGAGATGCTCTATTTAAATTTTGTGCAGATGTTCTTATACCTGCTCTAAAAAAATCTAATAATTCATCTGCTGTAAGTTTGTGTTTAGTTAATAATTTATTAAAATCAGTTTCTTTAATTAATCTGGGTGTAGTCATTACATCATATATTTGATCGCTTATTCTTATCAAAGGATTTCGTTTAACTTTACCACCTTTTAAAACATCTTCAAAAAATCCTTCTATTTTTTTGGATGTTTTTTGACTAATAATTTTTTCAGATACATCATCTAATCTATCAACAGTATTTAAATCAAGATCACCCTCTAATGATTTAGGTTTTATTGTCGTTGCTTCTTCTATTTTTTCTGCAATTTTTTTTCTTTTTTTATTAAAATTTTTAGAAGCATCATCATTGTTTTTTATTTTTTGTGTTTTTATATTTTGTGCTTTTCCTCTACCCACAAAAGATAATAGCAAGTCTAAAGGAATACCAATAATTCCTCCCTCTATAGCCATTTTTTTTCTAGCTAACTCCTCAGAATCTGCATCATTGGCTTCTAAATATTCTGTTATTGGATTTGCAAGTATTGGAAAATTTTCAATTAAATTTGAAAATCTTGCTTCGTATGGAGAAAATGCAAATTGTTCTGAAAGACCACCTACAACTGCATTCTTACTAACAAATTGAGTTATTGCTCCTGCTTTAGTTGTTGCTTTTGGAATCTTTGTTACTAAATTTAAACCTGAAGCTACTTTATTAAATCCAAAATAAGGAATTGAAAATCCAAGTAAATCTCTTGAAAAAGATCCTCCAAAATAAGTTGGCTCTTTTACTTTATCAAATTTAACATTTTCAAAAGGTCTTTTATCAAAAAATTTATTACCTAAAAAATTAGCAAAATCTACTGTAGCTTGACCTGTATCTCTTATAGCACCACCATAAGTTCTTTTTAATAAATTTTCGCTAAAATTTTCCCAACTATAATAACCTTCTTTTTCTATTACATCTTCTATATCTGGCTCTAAAGTTCCACCATCTAATACAGAACCTTCCATTATTTTTATACTTGCATTTACTTCTTCCAAACTTCCTGGTTTAGGTAATTCTTTTTTAATGTTTTTGTTTTTTTCTTTTATTTGATCTACTAAATCTTTATCAGCATCTTTGGATAATAATTCTAATGGAGATATTTTAATGCCAACATCTTCAGCAGAAACTAAATCTTCTTCTTTATTTTCTTCTGAAAGAATTTTATTAAGTTCTTCTAAGTCTGTATTTTGATTGGTGCTTTGAGTTCCTTCTATTTTTTTATTAAGTTCTTCAAGAGTAGGCATTTTACTCCCTATTGTTTAATATATTGTGAGTATGGTATTAATTTTCTTTCCTTATCATCATATACAACTACCTGACCATTTAAATTATATGTTATGCCTGGAGTTATTTTACTTAAAT